TACGTAGGCTGTACCAGAAGTTTGATACAGGATTCAGTAACCACATAGACCCAAATAAGTCCCTTGTACGTGCTGTATTAGCTACCTTATCTACTGACCAATTACGTGACCAGAAGGCTTCTAACAGTACTGTAGCCTCTTCTTTACTCATACCTGTATTACGTGATAGAGTAGAAGAACCTACGCCATAAGTAGCACTGTAGTTAACTACTTTGTAGTTCTTACGTAGGGCTGACAGGGATCTCTCTCCACTGTTATGTTTGTCTATGTCCTCTTGTGTAATTATACCTGCATGTTTAGCTAAGTCTAAGTGAGGATCAAACCCTTCTTTAGACATCTCCTCTACGTAATCAGGGTCTAATGGCTTCATGTAATGACGCTTAGTTGTATCCTCTAGTGAGGTCATATCAGCACCACATAATGTGTAACCATCTGGACAAGTTAAACAACCTCTTATCTCTTTACCATACGGCTTATCTACAGCAGGTAAGTTAACTAGAGGCTTGGCATGTTTAAACCTAAGAGTATTAGTTAGACCTGCTATGTTAGCCTGTACGTATCCATCTACTTGTGCGTTAACCATAGCTTTGATAACACCTATACGATGAGACAATACAGACAGACCATCAAGTAAGTTTATAGCAGGTTCTTTATCTGCCAATGCTTTTACTGATCTACACAACTCTGCATCCTTACGTACTTGTTCTAGCTTTCTAGTGTCGCCTGTAACCTTATCACGTAAGAACTTATATGTACGTGGTTGCCAACCTAACGAGAATAGCCAATCCTTAACTTGATCTGTACTGTTAGGGTTAGCTCTTTCTTCACCTACCTTAACTGTAAGAGATTGTGTAGACTGTGGTTGTTTCTGCTCTTTACATAATGCAACCCACTTCTCTCCATTAGATGATAACGACCCATCCTTCTTGTGCATAACTTTAGGTTTGTTACGTACTGCTGTAACAATCTTACGTGGCATAGCATCAGCAAGTAATTCAGTCTTCTCAGCCTTTAGGCTTTCCCATGTAGCCAGATAATCTTCTGCTTTACCTACGTCCAATTTCCACTGTAGGGACTCTTGCTCTTTAGCGCACTCCATCTTGAATGTCATGTAGTCAATAAGTCTATCCCTATTTCCACTGTCGGGGTATAGCTTGTCTAGCTTTATACTCAGGTCACGCCACAACCTTACGTTGATCTTGACATCTTCTTCACACCTGTATTGATATTCCTCTGGACTTAAGTTCTTCCAGTCATTGATCTCTGGTTTAGGTACACCATACATCTCTCCATATTGTGCTAATCCATGCTTCTGTAGGTGGTGGTTTATGTACCAAGCTAGAGGTAAGGTATCTATAATCCTAGCATCTACCTTTATGTCTAGGATCTTTTCCACTACAGGTATATCATACCTAACAATGTTGTGTCCTATAACTGTGTCAGCGTTTAGAAAGAATGTACGCATCTCCTCATAGTTAAAGGTAGATTGTATTTGACCTTCTTCGTTTACGTAAGATAGTACGTGTATCTTTGTGGGGTTGAACCCATCTGTTTCTATATCAAATACTTGCATTAGTGATAACTGTCCTTTCTAACTCTTGTCTGGAAGAATCCTTCTAGGTGAGGGTTTTTATCCATGAATAACCTTGCGTAATGTGAAATCCAACCATCGTCTATTTTATACTCTGAACCATCTTCTTCTATCATAGTATTCCACCTCATAATATGGAAAATAATTTTAGCTGAATACCTCTCTCTATACTTAGATGCCCTTAAAGCGTATTTTTCAAACATATTATATATATCAGGGTTGTTTTTGTGGTGGGTATCAAAGTTATCTTTTGTCCATTTGCCGTTCATTATAATATCTCCCTTAACATAAATGTATCTAGATTAAATGCTAACTTACCTGCTTGTCCTTCTTCTGAACAAGGTCTATTCTTTTCTACCTTTAGGTAAGTCGTGTTACGTTCTTCCATGTTGTCAGCTTCCTTATCTCTATGTAGGTCTATGATAACAGATGCACGTTGACCTATCATCTTACAATACTTTGGATCGCCATTCTCATTAGTGTGAGCAATGGTTACAATCCCTACGTTTAACTCTGCCGCTAACTTAGATAGTCTAATAGACAAGTCAGCTAACATAGCTTCTTTACTTTCTTCTGATGTACCTACAACTACGTCCTGTATAGGCTCAAAGAAAACAAACTTACAGTCACAAGCCTGACTAAAGAATCTTATCTGATCTATTAGTTCGTCAGTACCTTGACCATCACCTAAGTAGAATTGATAAAAGTTTTCATCTTTAGTTAAGTTACCTATAGCTTCACGCACAAGGCTATCAGCTTCCTTCTCTTCTATCAGGTCACGTCTTGTCAGGTTGTCACCTACCTCATACGACACAAGTCCTAGTAGCGACCTTAATTTGGTCTCCTCTAAGTGCCATGCGGCAATAGGTATACCTTGCTTTAACATACTGTATTCCATGTACCTCATAAGCTCAGTCTTACCTATACCTGTAGGTGCTTTGAATACTGTGAAGTGTCCTTGCATTAGACCTAAGATCTTATCATCTAATGCTACAATACCTGTAGGGTAGTAGACGTGTTCTGGGGTATCCTCATACAACTTAAGGAACTGGTCAGCAGTGTTAAGTATATTCTCTGGTGTATGCTTGACTGGCTTCCACCATAAGTTCTTAAAGTCTGCACCTTTACCTGCCTGTAAAAAATCATTGGCATCTTTATATTCGCCATGTTGCATACGATAGATCTTATTAGGAAACAACCTAGCCATACGATCAGCTAAAGCATTACCTGCCTCGTCATTGTCTACTGATAGTATGATCTTCTCGAAGCTACTTAGCCAGTCCTTACAGTTCTCCCATAGTTTCTTAGATGGTGTAGCTGAAGGCAACGACACAACAGGGTTAATGTATTGGCTTTTAAGCATCTGTGAAGCTGATAGAGCGTCTAGTTCACCTTCTGTTATTGTAACCATCTTACTACAACCAGCAGGGTATAGGTTCATACCAAATAGTTCATCACCTTTGAAACCATCTTTAGCATAGAAAGCCTTCTCATCTAGCTTACGAACCTTAATTCCCCCAGAGGGGTATATGTACTCTTGTCTATCGTCATACGTTAGTACGTTATAATCTTTCATTGTACCTAACATAATCCCTCGGAGGGGGGTGTAATCACCTTCTGATCTGTCTTCAATTCTCTTAGGTGTAAACTCTGTTACGTTCATATAGTCACTTTCTTTCTTTGTCGGATACTTATCTTTTGCCCAAGTGTGCATCTCTTGTCTTGAAGGATAACCAGAGTCACACGAATGACACTTACCAAACCCTTCGGTGTTATACGAGAACGCATCGCTAGAGCCACACGACACATAAGGACAAGGTTGTCGTGGTATGTCTTGATATACTATAGTCATACTTACGTTTCTTTCTATTAGTAATTATATTATTAAGTTAAAACTTACGTTAATACTTAAGTAGGCATTTATCTATAACGCCCTTTTGTATTAAATTGTGAAGTCACAAAATGTTACAAGTTTATTACGAACTCGATCTCTGATGTTTATTATACCTCTAAAAGATATATTAAGATCTCTTGCTGTTTCTGACAAGTTGTTGTTATTATTATATAAAGATAGAAACACTTTCCATTCTCTACTTGTCAAATGCTTCTTTAAAACCTCTATAGAATCTTTCAATTCATACGACCCAAATAAATCATCAGCAGGTATTTGTGCGTCTTCTGAATCTATAAAATCTGTAGTGTCTTCTTTAACAGCATCTCTACCTCTCATTCCACTTGGGTAGCTAAAGTTAGAAGACTTGACATTTATGTAATCATACATAACATCTCTTGCCCTATACCATAACTTGTATGGTTCTTTAATCCCTTTTGATCTTAGCTTTAAACACTCGACTACTCCTTCCGATACTAGGTCGTCGTAGTCTTGGTGATTATAATACTTCTTAGCTAACCTTCTACACATATCTAGTATTTCTTGGTTGTTCATAAAAATAGACCAGTCATATATAACATTGCCTTAACT